GAATGGGATGAGCAACCTGTTAATCCAAACAGCTACACGGTTCTATCTTACTATCAAGAGCGCATCAGCGTTGGTGCAGAAAATAATGTAGCTTACTGGACTAATATATTGTTGACATAACTTCGCCGCCAGTGTATAATATACACAATAGAAATATTATCAGGAGTTGCGATGAGTTCAACAGATGTATTAATGTTCTATGTTACAATACTTGCATTGTTACCAGCATTCTTACTGGTCTTTGTAATCATATCATCAATCTTTTATAGGAGAAATTAGTTATGACAACCGCGCATTGGGAAAACATACCTACCGCACCCCCACATTTATGTTCTTATAACACCACATAGAGTATGCTTATGTCGAGGACAACCGACATTAAAAAAACCCCAGCATTATAACAAGATTATTCAATAACGAAAGGGGTAGAGCATTGCTCTTATCAATATTAAACCATGAAGTATCAATACATATAGGTAATTTTGGTAGCCTTACTCCTAAATATGGAGTATATATCCGCAAAGATTACCCTGATACATGGGTACATATAGGAAGTGGAGTGACATTAATTGTCTCTAAAATTAGCAAAGATGAGCAGAGTAGTAGAGGAGCTAAGGAAACTTGACAGCGAGATGCAATTACAAACTGTACTGGCTTTCTTAATTATTGCTAACAAGAATGACCAAGGTACAACTGTAACTGTGAAAGAAGTTGGAGAATTGCTGGGGGTAACCTCAGCTTCTGCCAGCAGGAATGTTGCAGCCTTGACTAAATTTTCCAGGCATAGAAAAGCTGGACATGATTTAGTTTATACACATGAGAATCCTGAGTTCCGTGTAGAAAAATTTATAAGCCTTACTGAAAAAGGCAAGGCTTTAGTTACACGAATAGAAAACATATTGGAGTAATCAATGAGCATTACACCTAGAGGTAACGGCTTCCAAGTTTATGTAGCCGTTAATGGAAATAAGTTTCGCCGTACTGTATCCACTCGCGGCGAAGCTACGGCACTGGAGGAATTAGCAAGGCAGGCCTTAAAGCTAGGCAAGCCTGTCCCAAGCGAGGGCATAACTGTCTCTCATACATGGGGTCTAAAGGAAGCTGCCGACAAGTGTTACCAGATGAACTGGGTAGGTACGAAGTCCGAAGACAAACTGATACTCGTGATGAACGAGGTTGTTAATTGGTTTGGAAAGGACAGGGACATATCCGAAATCACCACAGAATTAGTGGACGAGTTCATCATCTCACAGAAAGAAAAGCGCAGGGCTAATGCCACTATCAATAGAAAGCTAGCCTCCCTTTCTAAGATACTGCGCTTTGCCAAGGAGAGAGGTAGGTTGCCTAACGGTATGCCTACCCTCTCACGGCAGAAGGAAGGTACAAACAGAATACGTTTCCTGACTGTCGAAGAAGAACAACAATGTCTGGCTACACTAGAGAGTTGGGGGTTCACTGAATTGTATGACGCATTCATTGCATCCATCGACACTGGTATGCGCCAGGGTGAGATGGCTAAGCTTGATGCAAAGTGCATCGACAAGCATGGTGTGTACCTAGTGGACAGGAAGAACGATACTAATGGACTCGTTCCTCTTACCTCTCGCGCACGTCAGGCACTTGAACGTAGGGTTGCAGTCAGTAATGGCGGCAAACTCTTCGGCCTTTTCCCACGCTCTAAGTGGGTAAGGTTAGTAAACCATTTAGAACTAGAGGATGTGGTCTGGCATACACTCAGACACACCACATGCTCACGCTTAGTACAGCGTGGTATGCCTCTTGTTCACGTCAAGGAATGGATGGGTCACTCAGCTATTCAGACAACCATGAGATACGCACACCTTGCTCCAAAAAATTTAGAGGTTGGTGTGTCTTTACTAGAGCAGGTAGATTGATTATACCTGTGGAAACTTTGTGTCCTTGGATGTGTCCTAAGTGGCCTGAACAACGCGAGCATGGTGGAATTGGTAGACACACAAGACTTAAAATCTTGAGCCTATATAAGGCGTGGGGGTTCGAGTCCCCCTGCTCGTACCACAGAGAAGAGGACTTAAAATCCCTGTCCTCTTTTCTCCCCTACTGTAAATAGTACACAAACCCATAGCCACCAACGGCTGTAGCCCCCAAGGGTTGACTATTCTAATTGTTACACTCGTGTAACGGATTTATAATTTGGGACACAATCAAGTGTCCTGAGTGGCGCAGGAGATAACATGCCGACATTAGAAGAGCAGTTAAATCTAGAAGAGCAGATGCTTAGTGATGGTGTCAGTCGATACCATAGCAACACAAACAAACTAATTGAGAAGGGTATTGAATCTAATACTCAGCATGGCAGGGCTATGATTGCAGCCATCGTAAATGCTGTGGCTGATGGGGTCACTGACATACAAACAGAAGTAACAAGCAATCGAGATATTGCCCGAAAAAATTTACAGGGAATGGATGCCCACCAAGTTGCATATCTTTCCCTCATCACAGTAGTCGATGAAGTATCTAAGAGGTTCACCCTTATGAAGGTAGCCAAAAGTCTTGGAGCAAACATAGAACTGCAGAAGAGGTTAAGCATATGGGTTGAGGCTGAGGGTAAGTCAGCACTCAATGTGATTAAGAAAGCTAACGAGAAATCTAGCAAGCTACATAAACGTCAGGGCTTAGTCCATAAGATGAACAAGGATGGATACAACCATACCGAATGGACTAACGAAGAACGCATACACGTTGGCACTAGGTTGATAGATAAAATAATTATTAAGACAGGGCTGGTTAAATTAACCAAGTCAGTAAAGAGAAACAAAACCATAACGTATCTAGAAGCTACGCCAGAAACCCTGGCATGGGTGCAGAAGTTCAACACCTACCACGAAGTAATGAAGCCACGCTATGCACCATCACTCATACCCCCCAAGGATTGGGATGATGTAATAGGAGGTGGCTACCACAGTCAAGTCATCAATCAACTTCCGATAGTGAGGGTACATTGAAGAAAAAATCTAAAGAATACTTAAATAGGTTACGACAGCAGGACATGAGTGTGGAGTACCGTTGCATCAATGGACTACAGCGTACACCTTGGTCAATTAACAAGCCTGTGCTGAATGTGATGAGGAGCGCATGGGATAGTGGTGAGGAGTGGGCTGGACTGCCCCCTCGTGAAGACTTACCACTGCCAGTGTACCCCTTTGAGAAAGACCCACAGGATATGGACGAAGCTGAGAAGCTACTGTTTAGGGATTGGTCAAGTAAACGTAACCGTATCTACCAAGCCAACGGCAAGTCTATGTCGAGGCGAATACAGGTAGAGCGTACACTCCAGCTTGCCAACCACTACGCCAAGTACGATGAGTTCTACTTTGTGTGGCAACTGGACTTTCGTTCACGCAAGTATCCTGTCGAGTCCTTCATGTCACCACAGGTTGCCGATTGGGGTAAGGCTTTAATAGGTTTTACTTACGGCTTCCCTATCAACAATGCAGGTGACGCTGATTGGCTAGCTATCCACGGTGCTAACTTGTTTGGTAATGACAAGGTGTCATTTGCTGAGCGTATCCAGTGGGCGTGGGATAGTGAGGATGACATTGTTAAGGTAGCTGAGAACCCCCTCGATTATATGTGGTGGACTGAAGCAGACAAGCCTTGGCAGTTCCTTGGCTGGTGTATGGAGTGGTATGGTCTGTTGCGTGAGGGCTGGGGATATTACACCCACCTACCCTGCGCTGCTGACGGAAGTTGTAATGGACTACAACATCTCAGTGCTATCCTGCTTGATGAACAGGGGGGACGAGCTACTAACCTAGTGCCTTCGGACGTACCGTCAGATATATACACTGATGTAGCTAATCGTGCAGAGGCGTTAGTTAAAAAGGATGCGGCCAACGGCAGTGAGATAGCTAAAAAGTGTTTAGAGTTCGGCATCACTCGCAGTCTAACTAAAAGGCCTGTTATGATTACCCCTTACAGTGGTACACAACACGCTTGTCGTGAGTACATCCAAGATGCAATCGCTGACAGGATAGAAAAGAAAGGGAACATCAACCCCTTCGGTGATGATTACTTTGAGGCCTCGTTGTACTTGAGCAGACATATCTGGCAGGGAATCAATGAGACAATCTCATCAGCAAGACAAGTCATGGACTACGTTAAGACCATTGGTTCACACTACGCTGATGCTAATAAACATATGGAATGGATAACCCCTACTAATTTTTTAGTTGTCCAGCCCTATCTCAACACGAAGAAGCGGAGGATTGAGACACACATTGACGGGAGTATCGTAAGGCTAAGTTACCAACAGGAACTAGAAGATGTGAACAGGTCACGCATAACTTCTGGTAGTTCTCCTAACTTCATCCATTCACTAGATGCGTCAGCCCTGACTGAGACAGTTGTGCGCTGTATGGATGGAGGGATGACTGATTTTGCAATGGTACATGATAGCTATGGTACACATAGCCCTAACATGCCAATACTTAGCCAAGTACTAAGAGAAGCCTTTGTTGAAATGTACCAAGAGAACGATGTATTACAACAACTTCGTGACCATGCTTGTTACACTATCGGAGATAGTACACTACCGCAACCACCAACAAAAGGTTGCTTAGATTTGAGCAAGATACTGGAATCACAGTACTTCTTTGCTTGAGTTCTAACCTTCCCCTATAGCCTATTAGTTACACTCAAGGAGACATTATGAGTAAACCAATGAAAGCAGAAGGTCTGTCAATGTACTGCAAGGTATTTGACCCAGACAAAACATTCGAGAAGCAATACGGTGTTTATTCTGTTGACCTTCTCAAGACTGAAGAAGACGCGCAGAAACTGAGTGAGTACCTGCAAGGCCTGATTGATGAACGTCACGCCGAAGAGGTTAAAGCCTCCAAGAAACCAGAGAGCTTGTCCACTCGTTCTCCATGTGACGTATTCACTGATAAGAAAACTGGTCTGGAATACACTCGTTTCAAGTTCAAGATGAAAGCAGGTGGGGTTAACAACAACGGTGAGCCGTGGCATCAGAAGCCAGCCGTTTTTGACGCTAAGCGTAACGTCATGTCAGGTGAAAACCTTATTGGCAATATGAGCCGCGTAAAGATTGCCTTCGTACCAGCAACTTACTGTGTACAGAACGTAGTGGGCGTCACACTCAAGATGGAGGCAGTTCAAGTAATTGACCTTGTGCCTTGGAAAGACCCGAAGGCCATGTTTGATGACGAGGATGGGTACACTGAGTCGGCTGTTGAGAAAGATGACCGTCAGGATACCCCCTTTGATACAGACAGTGAGACAGTAGATGCCGAAGGGGACTTTTGAAGAGGCCGTGCTTTCTGACCTAGATGGTAGGGGTGTTCCATATAGCTATGAACCACATAGCATTCCTTACAGGGTGGAACGCCTCTACAATCCAGACCTTTTGATTGGTGAAATTTACATTGAGATGAAGGGGTACTTTCGACAGGACGCACAGAGAAAGATGAAAGCAGTCAAGGCTCAGAACCCTGAGTTAGATATACGCTTCATCTTTCAGAAGGCAACCTCGCCAGTGCAGGGCGCGAAGGTACGCAAGGATGGCACGAAGATGACATGCGCTGAGTGGGCTGACCGTAATGGGTTTGCTTGGAGCGAAGGAACTTTACCAGAGGAGTGGGCAACGTGAGCGTTAATAATTCTATAACAGTTAAACTACCGATAACAATCAATGCCACTATCATCGATTGGGAACTACTAGCTTACGAGATTGTAGAAGACCAGAACATTGAGAACGATGAGTTGAGACAAATCGCAGATGCTATGCGTGAGGCTGCAGACATTGTGGAGGAATCCATTGGAGGAGAGTAACTACATCCGAAAGGAATCATGCACTCACTGTGGTAGTTCTGATGCTAATGCTATCTACACTGA